TAATCAATACATAGAAGAACAAAGAACTTTGGCAGCAACTAAGATCCCTGAATATAGTGATCCAAACAAAGCAGTTACTTTCAAAACTCAGATGAAACAATCTTTATCTGAATATGGATTTAATGAGCAAGAAATTGGTTCATTAGCAGATCATAGATTCCTTATGGTTCTAAGAGATGCAATGGGATATAAAGCCTCGAAGGCAGCACCAGCAACTAATAAAAAAGTTACTACAGCTCCTAGAGTAATTAAATCAGGAACTCCTAAGATGGAGGATTCTAAACGTGCTACTGTTAAACAAAAAATTGGTAGATTGAGAAAGTCAGGTAAACTGAACGATGCTCATTCTGCTATTCTTGAAATAATCTCAAAAAACAAATAGGAAAATAACATGGCACAACCAACAAACACCTTTGATACATACGATGCAGTAGGTATTAGAGAAGATCTACAAGATGTTATTTACTCAATTTCTCCAACTGAAACTCCTTTCATGAGTGCAGCTGCGAGAGAACAGGTAAAAAACACTTTCCACGAATGGCAAACAGATAGTTTAGCAGCAGCAGTCACTAACAATAAAGTTATTGAAGGCGATGAAGCTACTCTAGACGCATCATCTGCAACAGCTAGAATTGGTAACTACACACAGATCATGGATAAGACTGTAGTAATTACTGGTACACAAGAAGCTGTTGATAAAGCTGGTAGAGCAAGTGAACTTGCATACCAAATTGCTAAAAAATCCAAAGAGTTAAAAAGAGACATCGAGTCTACTTTATTAACTAACCAAGTAAGAGCAGCTGGTAATGCATCAACTGCAAGAACATTTGCTTCTATAGGTGCTTGGATTGCAACTAACGATAACTTCGATTCAGGTGGATCATCTCCAACTGCTTCTGATGGTTCTGACGCAAGAAACGATGGAACTCAAAGAGCATTAACTGAATCTATGTTGAAAGACGTTATCAAAGGAACATGGAATGCAGGTGGTAACCCATCTGTAATCATGGTAGGCCCATTCAACAAACAGAAAATCTCAGGATTTACTGGTGGATCTACTAGATTCGATGCTTCAGAAGATAAAACTTTATACACTTCAATAGATGTATATTCTTCTGACTTTGGTGATTTAGAAGTAGTACCAAACAGATTCTCTAGAGATAGAGATGCTTTAGTTCTAGATATGGACTATTGGTCTGTAGGGTTCTTAAGAGACTTCACAATGCATGAACTTTCTAAAACTGGTGACTCAGAAAAAAGACAGCTATTAGCTGAACTTACTTTGATCTCTAGAAATGAAGGTGCTTCAGGTGGAGTATTCGATCTAACAACTGCGTAATTTATAAATACATAGGGGAGTAACCTCAAACTACTCCCCTTGTATCAAACCCAAATATGAAGTATTAAGAGGTCAATAATACGGAACATACAAAGGAGAAAACATGAGAACATTAAACGACTATTTTATACAAGCCGAAATAGAAGATATTAGTACAGCTTCATCTACATTTGTTGCAGTACCTGATGGTGGAAAAGTAATAAAAATTATTACTGCTTTACAAGGTGCAATAACAAATGCGAATGCTGCATTAACTTTTGAAATCGGTGGAACTGCTATGACAGGATCTGCAATAACTGTTGCACATTCAGGTTCAGCAGCTGGAACTGTAGATTCGTCTGCACCTTCAGCAGCTAACGATGTACTTGAAGATGGCACTATTGAAATCATTACAGATGGTGGATCTACTGGCACTAAGAAGTGTCTTGTTACATTAGTAGTAAGAAGATAATAAATTAATATTGGGGAGAGCAATCTCCCCTAATAATCAAATAAAGGAAATACAAATGCATATAGCAATGAGACCAGTTACAACTATAAAACTTGCTTCAGGTGGTTCATCTTCACAGACTGCTGCTTTTGAAGCTAACATAGAATACGTTAGAGTAATATCTGATGCAGATGTTCATATAGAATTTGGAGTTAATCCAACTTCAACAGCATCTAAAATATTTTTAGAAGCAAAAAGTTATGAATATTTTAAAGTTTCACCTGGAGAAAAATTAGCTGCCATTGGTTCTGCCAATGTTTACGTAACTACATTAAGTGAATAATGTCTATATTAAGAGACCAGGAATCTGACGGAACTAAATACTTTGTAGAACCTGATGGAAAAGTAACAGTAAAAAGATCACAAGATGTTAATCCTATTCTTCAAAAGAATAAAAGATTATATAATCTTAATGATGGTTATTCTCAAACAAAAGATATTAAACGTGTAGCTAGTATTCCAACTATGGTTTTAGAACTATGGGCTAGAGAATATAATGGAACTAATAATTGGTGGCAAATACCAAAAGTAGAAAGAACAAAAATTTTAAAGTTAAAACTAAATAGTAGCGAGTATCGTTACTTTAGAACAGCATCAGGAAGAATGTAATGGCATTATCAACATACACAGAACTTAAATCATCAATAGCAAATTTTTTAAACAGATCAGATCTTACAACTGAGATACAAGATGATTTTATAAAACTTACTGAAGCTGATTTTAATGCTAAGTTACGTATAAGACAAATGGAACAGAATGATGATGTTACTCTTAATGCAGAATTAGTAACTGTACCAACAGGTTTTATTGGTGTTAGATCATTTCATATATTATCAGGTGGTACTAAATATCATTTGGAATATATAACTCCAGGAAATTTATTCGAAATAAAAGGAGGTTCGACTTCAGGTATGCCTAGAACGTATACTATAGAGTCAGATGATGGTACTGAAAGTTTTAGATTCGCACCCCAACCTGATACGAGTTATACTGGTAAGCTACAATATTATAAAGCTTTTACTGCTTTGTCTGATAGTAATACCTCTAATTATATTTTGGCAAATCATCCATCTATTTATTTATATGGGGCCTTATATCATGCCAGTAATTTTATCGGTGGGATCGACCCTAACCAAACGCAACAATGGCTAGGTATGTATTCAGCATCTCTTGAAAGATGTGAGAATAACGACAAACAAGATTCATATGGTTCTGCACCTGTTGTTCAAAGAACAGATGTAAGTACAGATCTATCATTTTATAGGAGAAAATAATGCAGATACCTTTTGGTGAATGGTTACCTGATCAACCTGAACATGGTAAACAAGGAGCTAACGTAGCAACTAATGTATATTATGCATTAAATTCTTATAAAAGATTTCCTTCATTAGTACAATATAGTTCTAATAATATTGGAGCTGATGCTAGAGGTGGTGGATCATTTAGAGATAATGCAGGTAATGTATTTAATTTTGTTGCTAAGAATACAGATATATATCAATTAGCTTCAGGAGCATTTACTTCTAGAAAAGGATCTCTTACAGGAAGTAATACTGATTATTTTACATTTACACAATTTGGTAATCATATTATTGCAAGTAATGGTGTAGATGCACCTCAATATTATTTAATGGGAACATCAACTAATTTTGCAAATCTTTCTACAATACAAACAGCAGGTACTGTTCCAACATTTAAAGTCTCAGGAGTTATAAGAGATTTTTTAGTAACAGGAAACCAATCATCTAATCAAAATAGAATCCAATGGTCAGGTATTAATGATATTACTACTTGGCAATCAGGAACTAAACAAGCTGATCAACAAGATCTTCCAGGATCAGGTGGTGAAATCGTAGCTATTACTTCAGGTGAGTATGGTTATGTATTTAGACAAAACCAAATTATTCGTATGGATTATGTTGGTGGAGCAACTGTATTTAGACTATCTGTAATATCTCCTAATAGAGGAGCTATATATGGTAAGACTGTAGCACAAGATAATAGACGAGTATTCTTTTATGCTGATGATGGATTTTATGAAATTCAAGGTGATAACCTTATTTCAATAGGTGCTGAAAAGGTTAATAGATTTTTTGATCTAGATCTTAACAAAGCATTTTCTGATAGAATATGTGCAGCTGTAGATCCATTTAACCAATTAGTTATGTGGCTTTATCCTTCAGCTTCTAATGCATCTAATACATCAGGAATATGTGATAAGCTTATTATCTACAATTATGCTACTAAAAAATGGTCATTAGCTGAGACTAATGCTAGTTTTATATTTAGCCAATTTGTAGGTGCTTATACTGTAGAGCTTATGGACACTATATCTGAAAATCTAGAAAGCATAAATATTGCTCTAGATACTGACTTTTGGTCAGGTGGACAGAAGTTTTTAGGAGCTATAAATAACTCTTACAAAGCTGCAATTTTTAGTGGAACTCAAAATGAATCTGAGATAGAGACTTCAGAGGTAGAAGTATTTCCTGGACATAGAGCATCTATTACAGGAGTAAGACCAATTGTTGATGCTGAAGCTACAGTAACAGTTAAGACTAGAAATAGATTAGCAGATGCAGAAGTAGAATCTACTTCATCAACAATGACATCTAATGGTATTAATCCTATAAGACAATCAGGAAGATACTTTAGAGCAAATGTTAAAGTACCAAGTGGTAAGACTTTTAGTCATGGACAAGGAATTGATATTACTGCTGTTAAGTCAGGTTTAAGATGACAGATAAAACAGATATAGATAACGTAAGATATAGTTTCGAAACACAAGAATTTTTTCAAAGACAAATTGAAGAAGCAATTAACACATTAATTAATGAAAAAAATACAGAAAATAACAAAGCATATGCTTGGTTTATAGGAGAATAGATGGCAGGTATTAAAGATTATAGCAAAACAGCTGGTAGTAATACATCCGTAGGAGGTGTGTCTATTGCAGAAGGTATGTTACCTTCAAATATTAATAATGCATTTAGAGCTGTTACTGCTGATATTAGAGAATGGTACAATGATTCACAATGGGTAATCTATGGTGATGGAGATGGTTCACATACATTTGCTTATGTAAGTGGTACATCATTTACAGTTAACGGAGCTGATGTAACTTCAATTTATGAAGCAGGTAGAAGAATTAAAGCAGTAGCTTCAACACCAGGAACAATATTTGGAACTATATCTAGTTCTACTTTTTCATCAAATACAACAGTTAATGTAACTTGGGATTCAGGAAATTTAAGTAGTGAAACTTTAGTTGTATATATAGCAGCACTTTCTAAAAGTAATACATCTATACCTGAAGGTGGTATAGGTTCAGCTCAATTAGCTGCCAATTCAGTTACTTCAGCTAAAATTGCTAATGGTACAATAGTAGCAGATGACTTAGCTTCAAATGCAATTACTTCAGTAAAAATTACAGATGCTAATGTAACAACTGCAAAAATTGCAGATGATGCAATAACTGCTGGTAAAATAGCAGACGCAGTTTTAATTACAGCTGCCGAACATGCAGGACATACTCCTGATGAAGTTACTTTATTAACTACAGCTGCTACTGATGCTAGATATTTTAGACAAGATTCAAGCGAAACAATTGCATCAGGAAATACATGGTCAGCTGGAGATACTCACGTTGCTACAACAGCAGCTATTGATGCAAGAATTATAGATTTAGTAGATGACGTTGGAGGTTTTGTTCCAATAGCAAATGAAACAAGTTTCCCTAATGCTAACCCTGATGTTAATAATGCAGCAGGAACTATTATTAGTGTTACTACATTAGGATCATCTCATACAGCTAATGGTTCAGGAGTAGTATCTATATCTAATGGTAGTGTTGGAAATTCAACAGTTACATTAAATGGATGTGGTAATGGAGCTACATTAACAGCAGGTTTTGGAATTTTAGTAGAAACAACTTCTACATTACATACTTACACTTTTGTCAGACTTATTCCTAAAGCAACAGAAGTAACGTCTGTAGCTGCAATATCTAGTGCAATAACTGGTGTCAATAATATTTCTAGTGCAATTAGTACTGTTAATTCAAATTCTTCAAATATTAATACAGTTTCAGGTTCTATTGCTAATGTTAATTTAACAGGTGGATCAATTGCAAATGTTAATACAACAGCTGCAAATATAACTGGAGTAAATAGTTTTGGAGAAAGATATAGAGTAGCTTCTTCTGATCCTAGTTCATCACTTGATGAAGGAGACTTAGCTTACAATACATCAGATAATAATTTAAAATTTTATAATGGTTCTTCTTGGACATCTATTGCTCCTGGAATTGCAAATGTAGTAGATGATAGTACACCTCAACTTGGTGGTAATTTAGATTTAAATAGTAATAATATTACTGGAACTGGTGGAATACCATCAGCTAATTTAACTGGTACAATTGTTGATGGAAGATTGCCTAGCACAATGGCAGGAAAAACATTAACAGGTGCTACTGTTACAACAACACAAAATGGTTTAGTAGTTAGTGGAGATGGCAGTTCTAATGCTGGTCAAATACAATTAAACTGTCATGCTAATACACATGGTGTTAAAATTAAAGGGCCACCTCATAGTGCTGGTCAAGATTATACTTTAACTTTACCATCATCTATTACAGATGGA